TTTAATTTGAGACGCTTCAGTTTGACTTCTAGCAGACATAGGAAATTCAAATCGAAATGATCTTAATGCAGGTGCTTTAAATAATAATTCTAAATTTGGATTAAGTATTCCTCCACCAAGTCTTGAAAAAAGATTTGATCCAGAAACTTGCCCCGCTAATCCTAATCTTAATGCAGATATAATATTTTTTGCATTATCTGAGGTAAGAGCCTCTTGAAGTTCCTCTGGTTTTGCATTAATAAAATTACTCAAAAGATTTCCTACAGCACTTGCTGCACCACCTGGATTTAAAACTGCACCAGCACTTGCCGCACGAAACATATCTAAACTATCATCATCAAAATTTACACGATTTTGATCAGATATTCCTCCTGGAATTGGAAGTGTTACAGATCCCTCTATTCTCTCTGTGTTTCTATTACCAATGAATAATGGATTGGATGCATCCAAGTCAAATTTTATATCTCTTCTACCTGAAATAAAACGCATACCAAATTTTATTCTATCCTGCTTTGAACTTGCTATATCTTCAGGATAAAAAAGATTCTCGTATGTCTTTCTCCTTCTATTAGTAGTAAAACTTAAAGGCACTTTTTCATCATTTAAAGCAAATTTTATACCTTCAACAACATTTTCTCCTAATGTATTGGCATACTCAGGATAAAATTCTCTTACTTCTTTTCTACTTAAATTTAAAGTATCTTTAATAATTTCAATAGATCCAGAGTTTAAATTTTTTGTAAGTGAATTTTTACCAGTTTGGCTTATAAGTTTTTTGAAATCATTGTCTGCATATTGTGTATAAACAAAATCCTTTCCTTGTGATTTAATAGGCCCATTAACTGTTCCTATATTAACTAGATAAGTCGTGCCAGAATCAGATTTTGACAATTCTGTAGCACCATCATCCTTTAAAATCTTATCATATTCACTTTTTGAAATAACCCTACGAAGAATTGTTTTTTTCGGTTCAGGTTTACCATTCTCAATAACTGTAACCGTCCTATATGTTTTACCTTCAAAAACAAAATTCTTACTTTCTAAACGTTCAGACATTTTAAGAGGGTTTTTTTCTATTTATCAGAGGTTAGTGAGATAATATGCATAAGGAATATCAAGAAGTGATTGAAGTTCACTAATTCTTACAAGGTGTAAACTTCCTGGTATCTCATTCCAGGTATAGTTTCTTACTTGATTCCAGTGAAAGTTAAGTCCGCTAAATCCCCATTGATATACACCAGACACTGCAACTAAAGGATGTTGATCATATTTAAGTTTTGGTGTTTTTGCATTATAGACATAGGTGTAGACTTCACCAGGATCAGGAATGATTACAGTTTCATTTAGAACACTCATAATCTCAGTCATCATATCTTCAGGATCACCTAAATCTCTGATAGAATCTTTAACAGGTTCTATACGATTGTCTCCTACTTGTTCTTCAAACTGAAATTCATCAGTAGTTTGTCTTTGCTCACGTTTTAGTTTTTTTTCTGCCTCTTTTGCATCAATTTGTGCTTTGACTTCCTCATAAGAAGGGCCACCTGATCTTCTTCGTCTAGCTCTTCTTGCCATAAGTTCGGATACCTAATTCGTCTTCGGTAATAATTTTAAACTCAATTCTCCTGTCTGCACACCACTCGCGAGCTGCTTTCCACTTTGCCTGATTTACAGCATATGTAGTGCTCTCTCTGATAAGAGTCTTCCTTTGTTTTTTACCAATGGTAGGTGGAATAGTTTCTCTCTTAGGCTTCACTTCAATAACATAAGTTTTAATTTGATCATTACTTTCCCTAACTTTAATTATAAAATCTGGAAAGTAACGATGAACTCTTCTATCAACTGGTGAAATGTATGGAATAAAAAACTCTTCACTTCCCCATTCAAGTATAGCATCAGTTTTATCACACCATACACAGAACTGTCTTTCCCAGTTACTACGACAAATTATATTATTAATATTACCTTTATATTTTTGAGGATTGGAGGGGCGGTAAATACTTTTCTTACTAACTCCCATACATAATATATACGGTAAAAACTATTTAGATGGCAACGCCAAACCCAAGAGCAAGAAATGTTGCTGATTTAAAGGCAAACATACTTAATCCATCTTTAACATCAACTTACGAAACAACATTCGTATTTCCTACTGCTGTAAAAAATTGGATGGCTAGTAGAAGTGGAGTTGGTGGAAGTTTAAATTCTTCAAAAGAGGAAAAAATTAGTTTGTCTTGTAGAGCGGCTGCACTTCCTGAAACCAACTTGGCAACTCATGAACAGTTAAATGATTTTACTGGTGTAACAGAAAGACATGTGTATAGAAGACAATATTCAGGGATATCATCATTTGAATTTTATGTTGACACAAAATATACCCCTATACTTCTTTTTGAAAACTGGATTAAATTTATAATTAATGAGGATACATCTAACAAAAAATTAGAAAATAATAACTATACTTACAGAGTAAACTTTCCTGATGAATATAAATCTCAAATTTATATTAGAAAATTTGAAAAAAATTATGCAAATAGAAATTTAGAATATACATTTTTAAATGCTTATCCGATATCAATAAATACAATGCCCTTGAGTTATGATGCATCTCAGGTGCTTGTATGTACCGTAAACTTTAACTTCTCTCGATACATTGTGAATACTCAAAGAGCAGCAACGCAAAAACTAGATCTCCAAAGAGCTGACGGAAGCACATTACCAGTTACGATTGCTGATGGAAGGCCAACTCTTGCACAACTTGCTGAACAACTTGAAGAAGCAGGAGGAAGAGATTTTGGGCCTAACATTCTTGGATCCTAATAAATACTCATACTGAATAACATATCATGCCTTTACCAAAAATTTCAACACCAACTTATGAGTTGGAGTTGCCTTCGACTGGAAAAACAATTAGATTTCGTCCTTTCCTTGTTAAAGAAGAAAAGTTATTAGTTCTTGCACTTGAGAGCGACGATACAAAAGAAATCACCAACGCTATTAAAGCAGTTCTCAAAGATTGCATTCAGACTCGCGGTATTAAAGTAGAGACTCTACCTACTTTTGATATTGAATATTTGTTCCTCAATATTCGCGGTAAGTCTGTTGGTGAGGATATCGAAGTAAGTGTTCTCTGTCCTGATGATGGAGAAACTTATGCTGAAGTTCAAATCAACATCGATGATATTAAAGTATCAAAAGATAAAGAACATTCAAATCAAATCAAAATTGATAATAAATTGATGATGGAGATGAGATATCCCTCACTAAATCAATTTGTAAAAAACAATTTTGATTTTGGAGAGGAAAATCAAGTAGATCAATCTTTTGATTTAATAGCATCTTGTGTTGATAAAGTAGTATCTGAGGATGAGGCTTGGACATCTGAAGACTTTACTAAAAAAGAAATCACTGATTTCTTAGAGCAAATGAATTCAGCACAGTTTAAGCAAATTGAAAAGTTCTTTACAACTATGCCTAAACTTAGTCATGAAGTTGAAGTGTTAAATCCAAAGACTAAAAAGAAAGGCAAGGTTGTTCTTGAGGGACTCTCTAGTTTTTTCGCTTAGCACTCTCCCATATGAATTTGGAGAGTTACTATAAATTAAATTTTTCTTTGATTCAGTTCCATAAATACTCATTAACAGAGATTGAAAATATGATACCTTGGGAGAGAGATGTTTACGTTGAACTTCTAAGATCTCATTTGGAAGAAGAGAAACTTAAAATGCAACAGCAGCAAGGGTAATGAATCTAGACGATCTTTTAAAGTCAATCAGAGAAGAAGATGATGACTCTAAAGGAGGGAAGGATTTAGATGATCTTCTCAAATCTATCAGAGAAGATAATACTGGTAGTGGTAAGATTGATACTGATAAGTTTTTTAAAACAAAAACTTTTTCCAATCCTTTAAAAGGACAGAGATATCAAGCACCTGGATTACCTAGTGCTCCTCCTGTTGTTGCTAAACCAATAGAAGTTAAAATAGATCCTAAAAAGATAATTCCTGATAATGTTGATATAGTCGGAGAAGAATTTGGCGATAAAATTGATGAACTCATTCAAGTAATTCGAGAAGATAATAAGTTAGAAAAGAAAGATCAAAAAGAAGATAAAAAACAACTAGAGGCAAAGAATAAAAAAGATAGAGAAGATAGGATTGAGGGTAAAAAAGAATCTAAAATTTTTATTTTTAATTTAAAAAAAGAAACAGGTAAAATTGGTGGGTTTTTTGAAAAATTAAAGAAATTTTTAAAAATTACATTATTAAGCGGATTAATTAATACACTTTATAATTTTTTAACTGATCCAGAAAATAAAGAAAAAATAGCTGCAACACAGCAATTTTTAAGAAACTATTGGCCTGCTGTTTTAGGGGCATTAGCTTACTTTTTCACACCCTTTGGTAAACTAGTTAATTTTGTAGTGGGAACTGTCGGTAAATTTTTATTAAAACTTGGATTACTCGTTGCAAAAAATCCTATTCTTGCTGCTGCACTAGGTGTTGGTGTTAGTGCTGAGATATTAAGGCGAAGAACTAAATCAGGAGCAGAACAAATAATAGAAAGAGAAGAAGAAGAGGCAGGTAGAGAGTTTACTCCTGAAGAAGCAGCAGACGAGTTGTCTAAACCATTTAATCTTCTTGAATTGTTTACTAGGTTATTACTACCTAGTTTAAATAAACCGGTTGAAGGAAGATCTGGAGGTGGACTTAGCATGGGGACAGATATAGTCCCTGCTATGCTGACTCCTGGCGAGTTTATAATGAGTCGTGGTGCTGTCAACATGTTTGGTGCCGACACCATGATGGCAATGAATAAGATGGGTGGAGGAACCAACCGTCCTAAACTTGGAAAGGTAATGAGATATCAGGGTGGTGGAATAGTAGATAAGAATGCACCTAAAATTACAGATCGAGATTACAATGCATTGCTTGCTATAACTTCATTAGAAGATACTGATCCTCAAGGTAGAGCAGATGTAGCACAATCTTTATATAATAGATTATACTCTGCCGAGAATTATGGGACTAATTATTATCAACATGAAAGGGGAGGTAATGATTTATTTTCAATAATTACCTCTAGAGCTGACATGGGTAAATCGGGTGGTGGACAATATGAACCAGCATTTGGAAATCCACAAGATTGGTTTAATATTACTGATAGAAATAGTGCGGCAATAGCTATAATGAACTCTGAGAAGGGAAGAAAATCAGGATATACTATGGAAACCGCACTTAAAATGTTAAGTGATACTGAGAAAGCACTCTCTAATACCAATTTACAAAAGAAAGCAAGAGAACATGTTGGAGGAAGAACATATTTCTTTGGAACTTCTCAGCAAGGTAATATGCAAGAAAATGATGTTTTAAGAAATCCAGAACATGACAATTTCTTCTCCATGTATTATCAAGAAAATAAACCATATGATCTAGAAAGAAGAAATATTGGCGCACCCATTCCGCAAAGGTTGCAATCCGTTCCAAAAATGACTAAATCAAGTTATTCAATGGATTCGCAAATGTATGGGCCTGCTTTTGGTAGTAATTACGATTCTTATGTTAATGCTCCCAGAAGAGAATATCAAAGATTTGGTAGAAAAATACAGGTAATGATGAGAGGAGGATCACTTCCTGTAGGCACTCCTAATATACCTACAGAAACTAAAAATTTCGTATTACCTCCTATTGATTCTCCTAAACAAAATCAGAGCTCGATTCAAAAAGGTGATATACCCTCGTTCAATGTAGTGTCTGGTAACAAAATGCGAGATCTTATTTCAAAAGATCTTGGTATCGGTGATATGGTTAGTGCATCATGAGATTTACTAATTTTGGATCCATCGTAAAAACTTATAAGAAAAACTTTCAAATTAGAAAGGAAAAATTTATTGCTGAAAGAAAAGCAATTCAAGCAAAAAAGAAGAAAGATAGAGAAGATTTGATTGAGGCACAGAAACAATCTGCAAGGTTTATTAAATTAAAAGGACAACAATCCAAAAAAGTAAACTTCCTTGGAGATATAAAAAAGTTTTTAGGTTTTATGTTGGCAGGATTTATTCTGCAAAATTTAAAAACAATATTACCTGTATTACAGAATATCCTCAAAAAAATAGGTGATATTATAAAGGGGACAAAAGAATTTTTAGAGGGAGTAATTGGAGGAATAACATCTTTCTTTGAGGGATTGGATGAGAACAGGGAAAAAATAGAAGATTTATTATCTCCTATTTTAAATGCAGATTTATCTAAATTTATTCCATTTCAAAACCAATTAGATAAAGTATTAACTGGTGTTCTTGGCATTGCTAATATAATTACGGGATTATATGGTGGCGAGCAGGCTTTAAATCAAAGTGAACCCATTGCGAAAACAGCAATACAGGGGGCAGCTGGCGCTAGCGGGAGAAGAGCAGTTGCATTAAAACGATTAAAAAATATAGAAAAAATTAAATTAACTAGATTAAATCAAGAAGCAGCTATAAAACGTGCAGAAGCAGTGGCACAGAAAGCAATAGCGCAATCTACGAGAAGGAAAGCACTTCAAACATCAGCAGCATCAAGTTTTAAAAGTCCTGGGCAGAATTTACCTATTGGTACAAAATTAACCGACAAAACCGCTAAAATTTTTCTTGAAGGGTTATATGAAGGTAAATCTTTGCAGGGTGGAACTGGTTTTATTGCTGATGAACCTGGGGTGAAATCTACTTTTGCAGAACGAGCAGCAGGAGTAAGAAAAAAAGAAGCCGGAATTAACCGACTTGCTGATGCAATTGAGGAAATATATACTGAAAAATCTCTTTTAGACTCTTTATTTGATGAGGATTTTGTAGAACCTAAATCAAAAACCGGTATTTCAGTTGAAAAATTATTAGATGATGATTATAAATTTAAACCTGATACAAAACCAAAACCAATCTATCCACTTAATAAATTATTAAGTAGTAAACTTGAATTTTCAAAATTAAAACCTGCTGCAGCAATGACAAAATTAAAAAAGGTGATGAGTAATGCAAGGGGTTTTATGACACCATCCAATTTTGTAAAATTTGGAAGATTTGGAGCAGAGATGGGTATTGGTGTATTTTTAGAATTTTTTGCAGGGTGGTTGTTGGATAGGGGACTGGAAGCAATTGGATTTGATAGTAAATCATTGCTTGAAAAGAGACTTACTAGATTTTTACAATTATCTAAAGAAGATCAAAAAAAATATATTGAAAGGTTAAATATTGAATTAGAAAAAGAATTAAATTTTCAAAAAAGTTTTTTTGGAAAACTAGATAAAGTTATAGCTTTAGGTGATACGACTATAAATGAAATGAAAATAAAACAACTTTCTGGATTACTCACTGCAATATCTGTCTCTGGTGCAACACCAATTTATGACGTAAATAATCCAATAAGTGCTGCAGCAATGCCGGAATATCTTGGTGGTGACGTAGACATATTGATGTCATCTCAATTACCTGTTCAACCATCTGTTCAACCATCTACTCCCAAGATTAGTATTCCATCTGTGATGCCACCACTTCCTCCCACAGGCACACTAGGAACAGGGGCACAAGCATATGGTGCTGTTCGTCCTGGTGGTAGAAAACACGCAGGTGTTGATTTTGATCCTGCTGATGATAGAAATAGTAAGTTCTATTCAAGAATTGGTGGTGAGGTTATCTATGCTAGAAATGCAGGTGGTGGATATGGAAATGTTGTGGACATCTACAACGCTGAATTAGGAGTTACCGAAAGAATCGCTGAGGGAAATATTATACATGTTAAGAAAGGAGATATTGTCAATCGAGGAACTCTTGTTCAGTCTGGTTCTGAAATGACTGGTGTTTTCCATTATGAAATAAGAAAAGGAAGGGCAGGACAATCTGGTGCATTTGAAGGAACACTTAATCCACTTGAGTTTTTAAAGCAAATAAACATGAATCGAGATCAATCCTCAATATCCTCAATAAAGACTTCTTCATCTAACCTAATTAGTAGTGTAGGATTGGATCAACCCACATCATATTCTAGTGAAGGTATGTCTGTAAAACGTGAAGTAAACAACATATTCATCCCAATTAACGCCTAATATGAAAGGTAATAAACCCATACTTTATAAAAAATTAGAAGTATTTTCTAATGAAGATAATACCGCTGTAGATATCAGAGCAGGTGTCCCTGTGCTTGAATATCGTGAGAGTGTCCTGAGTCCTTATTTAACGATTGATTTAACCATAATTGATACAGGAACAGCATCAGCAGCAACAGATGGTTCAAGAGGAACAATAGGATTATTAGAATCAATCAAACTTCAGGCGGATGAAAAGTTCAAATTAATATTAGAGGATCAATATGGGAATAGAATTGATCTATCAAAAGACACCGATTTAAAAGTTGGAAAAACAGCATTTGCAACAACTAATAATAGACAATCCACAGTCATGATCAGGGTTGTATCAAAAGAGGCATATGATAATACTCTTCTAGAAAATAGAATGACTGATTCATATATTGGCCCTGGTAATGCTATTGTTAAATCGGCATTAGATTCATTAGGAACTGATAAAGATTTTTATCTAGAAACAACAGAAAATACTATTCAATTTAATGGTGATAATAGATATCCTTTTGAAATGTGTTTAGATGTTCAAAAAGTTTCAAAACCTTTAGGTATTGATAGTGCTGGTTATCTTTTCTGGGAAACATCTGAAGGTTATCATTTTAAATCACTTGATAGAATGTTTGAAAAAACAGGAAAAACTATCAAAAAATATGTAGAAACTGGATTTGCGGATCAAACTATTTTACCTGGATATAATGGAAAAATTCTTAAATCAAGTTTTTTAAAAATTAATGACACTCTCAAGCAATTTGAAGAAGGAGCATACAATGCTCAACTAAATTTATTTGATTCACTTGGAAAAGATTCAAGATTTACAGAAACAGAAAGACTTTCACCTGGGGATGGTGTTCCTGATAATATAATTGCTGGACAAAATCTACCTATTCTAAGTAGAGAATATAGAGAAAAACCAACCGATGAATTAAATCGTACAAAAGATGACGGACAAAAAATTATTCCTGGTGTTGGGTTAGCTAATATAGATGAACCTAGTTTTGATATTGTCAAGACATCACTACAATCGCTACAAAATTATAGACAAAAGTTCGGTATGGTGACTAATATAGTAATTGATGCAGATCTTTCATTAAATGCCGGTGATCTTATCTTTTGTAACTTCCCTAGGACAGCACAAACACGCTCTGTCTTTGGAAGTCTTAAAGATAGTGGTATATATATGATAGCGGATTTGTGTCATTACAGTACGCCAACACAGGCGTTTACTGGATTAAATTTAGTACGAGATTCTTACGGAGTTACAAATTAATGGAAAGCGTAGAAAAACACATTCAAAAAGATAAGGAGATTCTTCAAGATCCTACTACTTCGCCACAGCAACGTCGCCATATCGAAGGCGAGTTACATGAATTAGAAGTATATGTTGAAAATCACAAGAAAGAAATTGAAGCAGGGGATCATCATGATCCAACTGCACTTGAACTTTTTTGTGAGATGGAACCTGAAGCAGACGAATGTAGAATTTACGACGACTGATAGATGGGATTAGAGAAGAAATACGATGCCAAATCGACAGCAAGACTCTGGGTTGAAACCCAGAGAATGGTTGCCGTAATCGTTGGCACAGTAACACAATTACAAACTCAACCTTTTAATAATTTAGATGGTGATGAAAGGGAAGTTGTTGCTCAACGATATAAAATTAGAATCTTAGGACAGGATCCTCCTGACAAGGATGAGTCCATGCTTCCTGTAGCTTACCCACTTCAAATCTCTAGTGGTTTAGGTGGACAGAGTATGGGGACAATTAAGTATACTCCCAATACTTACGTCTATGTTTCTAAGGATCCTAATAGTGGCACGTATCTTATTGAAAGAGTGGTTCCTAATTATATTAGAGATCTCTTAAAGGATAATGATAAGGACAGTAAAGGTGATCGGGCATATTCTGGATTTCTTCCAATCAACGATAGTATTGTTCCTGATACATATGTTTTTAAAGGTGATTTAAATTCTGCTGAATTATTTGGATCAAGGGCATTATCTGACGAAGATGTCAAACATTCTTTTAATACAAAACTTCCTGCTTTTACTAGTGCGTGTAAAAAAATAAACACTTCGGGTGTCAATGATGCAGTTGATGGTTTAATTAGAGATGTCGAAAGTTTAAGAACTGGTATTGTTGGTGAGGATAGTTTCCTTGCAACCTCACAGCAATTTTTATCAGACACACAAAATGCGATAAATGGTGCATCAGTTGGTGTTGATCTTTTTGGTAATTCCTTTAACATATCACTAGCAAACGCTTCAAGTGATATCGCAAATATAATTTCTTCTTTAATACAGCAAACTAGAAGATTTATTTTAAGAAAAGTAAGTGCAATTATTAATAATCTAATCGGTAACGTACCGATTAGTGTTAGATTTTTAGCTAATGAAGCTACAGACAAAGCATTGTCTGCAATTTCTTGTCTCTTTTATAGAGTATTAAAGGGACTTGAAGGCATGATTGGTAATATATTAAGTTCAATAATCAATAAAGTTCTTAACTCTGCAGAATGTTTAATTGAAAACATTATGAGTGGAATCCTTGGTAATGTTTTAGGTAATTTATTGGGTGGAATTAATTCTATATTGTCTTCGGTTGGTGGAATTATAGGAGAAGCAATTAATTTAACAAATGATGTTTTAAATTTTGTAAAAAATCTTCTTGATATTATTACTTGTCCTGTAGAAAATGAGTGTCCTGAAGCAGAAGAGTGGGATTTTTTAAATGGATCAACTGCTCCTAAAAAAGAATTAAACTTTACAAATATTTTTAATCAAACGAAAGGATTTGTTGAATCGGTATCCAGCACAGTAGGAAATGTGACTGCTACCTTTGATGATCTTCTTGATGATTTTACATTTAGAAAAGATGACGGGACAGATTTTAATCCTCTTGGAGATATTAATGTTGGAAATATATTCGATAGTATTATTAATGGTAGATGTGATGTAGGCCCCGTTCCGTGTGGCCCTCCAACAGTTGAATTTTTTGGTGGAGATGGATCTGGTGGCACTGGCAATCCAATTGTAAATGCTCTAGGAGAAGTTATTGGAGTTGATATAATTACTCCAGGAAAATATGCATCACCACCACTAATGGAGATAAAAGATTCATGTGGTAACGGAAAGGGGGCAATAGGAATACCAGTAATGGGTAATCCTGATGTTGAAGATGAGGATGATATTTTTGATGGAGATGATGACGGAGATGATGGAGATGGTAGTCCTGATGGAGATGATGGAGATGGTAGTCCTGACGGTGATGGTAGAAATATTATTTCTCCAGCTGGACGAGTTCTTGCTTTTGAGTTAAAAGAAACCTATACCTTTGCTACAGGAAATCCTCCTGGGTTTTATCCTAAAAAATTAGGAGAACCTGCACTATCTGTGTTTGGAGGACAGGCAGATCTTTGGAAAAGTTTGAATGACACTGTTACGGATAATATAAATTTAATTGGTGGAAGTGGAACAGGATTAAAAGTTCGTGCTAGGTTTGATGCTTTAGCAGGCAAAGAAGGCAGGCCTAATAATACTTCTTATGCTATTTTTAGAATTGTTGATCGAGGAAAAGGTTATAAAGTTGGTGATATTCTAACTTTCCCTGATATTAAGGGTTATGGTATTAAAGAAGGTAGTGATGATGAAGAATTTTTATTTAAAATAACTAAAGTCTCTCTTCCAGTATTTGAGGAAGAAGAGGAAGAGATACCTACTGCTCCGATTAGAGGTGTTTTAATTACTAATCCTGGATATGGATACGAAGGATTCCCCTATGGTGACAAAGGTGGAAGTGGTAGAGTTTGGGCGAATAGATGTCAAAGCACTGTATTAAGGGCAAACTATGATTGGGATTCACCCTATAGTAATGGACAAACAGTGACTGTATTTTATGGAGATACTGTTACATTACCAGGACAAAATCCTGTAGTGATTGATGAAAATTTTGAAGAAAATATGATTCCCGGTTGCATTGTAAATGGTGTCAATCCTAAAATTAAGGACATGCAAAATTTTGATTATACTTTTGGAAGAAGATATGATTATGGAATTAGACATCAGTTTGGTTTAGATGTGGATGCTCAAAGAGCTTTTGATCAAGGGTTTACTGAGCAAGATATAAGATTTTATCTTGAGAATAAATTTTTCTTAAGAGTAGGTGAAAAAATGAGACAAAAACTGCTCGATCCTAATTGGGGTAAAATTCCTGAATTCAGTGTTACTTTTACAGCACCAGGATGTCCTCCTGGAACTCCTGAAGATCCTAATCAACCCCCCTCAGATGGAATTGGAAATATTGGAGATGGAGACGGTGATGGTAATGGAGATGGTAGTCCTGATGGAGACTATGAAGTTATCCCTACTATTGATGATATTATTGTAATTAATCCAGGATTTGGATATGGTGATGACGATAGTCTTGTGATAGGTGATGGAAACGGATCGGGAGACTTAATAATAGAAAATGGTGCAATTACCGGAGTCAGAATTACAAATCCTGGAATAGGATTTACAACGCTTCCAGACATATCAATAAATACAAGAACCGGATATAATGCAATCTTGAAACCTGTTCTTAAATTTATTAAACCAAATGAATCTGGATTTGTTGTTCCGTTTGGAACTCCAACCATACAAGTTATTGATTGTGTAGGTAAGGTATAATGGCAAAAGATGCATGTCCTGATTTTAATAGAATAGGTAATACAACAGGTGAGATTACCTTTGAAAATATTGATGATAGAAATAACAAAATGGCGATTTTAATTCGTCGCATTTTTCCTAATCCTTCATTTAGAAGAAGTCAATATATTTCACTTCAGATGAGTGGAACACTTAATGGATCTATTAATGTTTCTGCTCCTGCATGTTATAATGTTCGTTGTGGTGAAAAACCAGTGAATGGAGTATCAGCAATTACATATGCCGAGAATGGTGATATAATTTTATTTGCCCCCAGAGGTAGAGTTAGAATTATGGCAAAAGATATTGATCTTATTGCCACTGGTAACGGTGCTGATAGTGGATTTGTAAATATCAATTCTAATTCAACTATTGATATGAACACGAGTGAAGTTAGAATTAATGCTAATGATGCAATAGGTATTGCCGCCGAAAGAAACTTAAACCTTAATGCTGCTGGAAGATGTAAAATTTCTTGCGGTTCTTTAAAGTTGATAGAGACACCTGATGTATCTCCTGTTACATCAGCTCCAGGATCAGGAGCAAACTCTATCATACAAACAGCTGAAGGACTTAAAAAATTATTAGAGGGATTTGTATAAATGGCTGAAGTATCAGATTTACACGTTGGTAAACAATTAAGTGTTGTATATACCCCTCAAGGATTAAATGCCACGGTTGGATTTACACAACCTTATTTGACTGGGGCTGCGGCAATTCCTGGCACAGGGCATTTCAACGGATCTGTCTTAATTGGTAGTGGAAAATTTTTCCCTCCAAAACATACTGCATCATTGATGGTTACTCGTCCATCTCCTGATGAAAACCCCCTTGCTGCTATAGCACCATCAATTGTTCATATTAGAGGACTTCCGCCGCCGTTATCGACACCAATTGATGTAGTAATTGGTGATCCTGCAGGCCCAGTTGGATTAACATTGGCAACCACAATTGTTCTTGAAATCAATATGGTTTCAAAGAAAACAATTTCTCCATTAGATCTTAAGATCGTCAAATTAATGAAGAAACTTGGTGTTCAGGTTGATACTGGTGCCACTGTTGAAACTGGAGCACAGGCACAAGCAGGGGCTGAGGTTAGAGCGTCTGCTAAAGCATTAGCAGGCCCTGTAAAAGTATCCGCACCATGTGCCGCACCTATTTTTAAAGGCGCTATATTTACAGGTACATCATTAGGCAACAAAAAATTTGATATATCTCATCCCACTAAAAAAGGACATCGATTATCTCATGTATGTTTGGAAGGCCCTACATCTGATGTATATGTAAGAGGTAGACTTAAAGATAAGAATGTGATAGAATTACCAGAGTATTGGAATGGTTTAGTTGACTCTGATGGTATAACTGTACAATTACAACCGATTGGAGATAGACACCTTCATCTTAATATAACGGAAGTTGATAACCAAAAGATAGTCATTAATGAAGCAGATAATAAACCAATTGATTGTTTTTATCATGTTTATGGCGAAAGAAAAGACATTGAAAAAAATATTGCAGAATATGAGGGAGAATCTCCTGCAGATTATCCAGGAGATCTTAAACACTCTTCAATTGCCGGTTACACTTATGATACGGAGAGGAATTAATTAAAATGCTATCTGACGATTTACTCAAAAGACTTAAAGAAGACATCGACTTCAAGAGAGAGAATATTGATACTCTTATAGATCAGATCATCGAAACTGATGATCAAAAAAAAGTATATTCCAAGGGTATCAGACGCCTTGAAAAAACAGTATTAGTAAGTATTGAAACAGTTAATAAATCATTTGATGATGTTGCAAATGCATATCAAGCAGCGATTGATAGCGATTGTAGATCTGATTTATTTTGGCGTGTTATTGATGTCAATAATGTTACAGAATTACCTGAGTATACTTTAGAATGTACTCGTTTAAATTTTGGTGGATATAGATTAACTGGCAGTAACCTTTCTACAGTAGATTTTACAGTCGGACTTGGAGCCACTGTCGGTTTTGTTGGGACAAGCGGTAATGTTACTTATTATCCCGTCAATCAAACTTATGCAAATATTTTTGAAGAAGAATTCCCTTCTGCTGATATAACAAATGATCCTTACTTTGGTTTTGACAGAAGAAATAGATATGGGTTGAAGTATTATTCAGAACCATATGATAAAGATATTGGTGATACGTTAGTTGGTGAGTTTATTGGTACATGCACTATATCATCAAATTTTGTTACTGTAATGCAAGATGTGGGACTTGGAGTAACTTTTGGTACAGGACAAATTGTTATTAGCACAGGTAAGACTGATGTACTTCCACTTAATGCAAAAATTGTGGGAGTTACGACGAATAATGTAGATCTTAGATCCATCCCAACATCAGGTATTGGAAGCACAAGTACTACTGTGCTTGTCTTAGAATTAGATACTCAGTGCTCAGCGGGTGCATCAGCACCAGAAGCTGATGGTTCCTTCGTAGAATTCAGGGTATTGGATGATCCTGTCGCCTTCAGGGAGGGTGGTAGACGACGATATGACATACCATTTGATCAAGATCCATTTGTTCCACAAACAATTAGTATTGCATCTACAGGTAATGTAGGAAGAGGTGTATCCGTTTTTCTTGATAACTCTGGAGCTTTGTCTAATCCACAATCTTGGGATTCTAATTTTAAAATTCTTCCACTTGATCAAGGTGGCACTCTTGAACCAGAGGTGGGGGCTGGACAAGCTATCTATAAAGTTGGTTTTGGACATGCACCCCTTAAGGTAGGTTCTGTTAGAGCACAAGAGGGTGATACAAGAATAGTAAGTAGTGCTACAACTAACTTAGGTGGGGGGTTATATACTCAGTTAAGTTCTTGTTCTACTGAAGTTCAGGGTTTAATCAATACCACCTTAGGAATTTCTAGTACTTTTGAGACGGATCTTAAAAACAGAAGTTCTATTACTAGTGTACTTTTGGATACATCACAAGCACTTAGAAGAGAAAGAAATTCATTACAACTTGGTATTCACGGTATCAGAAAAATGTTGGGTGTGTTAAATGAAGAGTTGCGTGGACTCAGAAATATAAGAAAATTTATTAAAAATGCAGACGTAACTCCTACAATAGATGATGAATAAACAAAACCTTCAATTTTTACACGGCAGAACAACTAGTAAAATAATTACCCTTCCAGAATTTTGGGAGGAAGACGTTGATATGAGCACCATAACAATACATCTTACGCAGGTTGGATCGTATCAAGCCTTGCGTGTGAAACGTCATCAGGGTAGGGAGATCGTTCTCTCTACCAATGGACTTCCAGTGGACTGCTATTATATGATCATAGGCGAATTGCTTGACAAGGACGCCTGAGTACCCTATAATATGTGGGTAATCAAGGGAACACCCCATGCAAGACGAGTATCTCACCCGAGTCGTCATTGATCCTTCTGCCCGTAGTTTTTATCTTTATTCTAGTGAAGGCGGATCTCATGTCGTAGATTGCACGACTATGGATGAGTTTATGAATGTCATGTCTTTTATTCGCTCTACTGCCCCTGATGAAGCAATAGCATATGCTAATCCACTCTGAAAATCTTTACCTAGAAATTCTTAAGTGTTACGAATATGAGGCCAGAAACCCGACAATCTATGGAAATGTTATTCGCAGCGAAATGGAATTTACCAAAAGCAGCGAAAAATTGCGGACTAACTCTCAAAGAGATGAAGATAACGTTTAACGAATACTGTGCTTTTCATCCTCCTACTTGGAAGTCGAATAATTGAGGGAGTGTGGCGGAATTGGTAGACGCACCAGACTTAAAATCTGTTGACTATATAAGTCGTGGGGGTTCAAGTCCCCCTACTCCTATTGTTCTCATACATTATGATTGTTATTGACGATTTTGTTAATCAAGATCATGCAAATTATATTCATGATAGGATGATAGAGGACATCCCATGGTGGTTTAATCCATCAAAATCTGGAAGCGAAGATGAACTGTATAATTATCAGTTTATTCATAGGTTCTTTAGTTTTCAGAATGGTGGATATAGTAGTGCCTATGATTTAGTTGAACCATTAGTATCTGCAATTAATTTTAAAACTTATAGAATCACTGCATTATCAAGGATTAAAGGAAACTTTCAACCTGTTATGCAGGAAAGATATAAAAGTCAATTTCATTGGGATTATCATTTCAAAGATGAACCAGATGAAAATATGATGGTTGCAATTTACTACGTGAACACAAATGACGGTTACACGGAGTTTGAAGATGGAACTATTATTAAGTCTATTGCTAATCGTCTTATTTTGTTTAGCAATTCAATAAAACATCGAGGTGTAAGTCAACTTGATACAAAACATAGAATTGTACTAAATTTTAATTTTTACGGATTGCCTTTGTAGATTATTTGAGGGATCCTAAATCTAATCAATAGGCACCTTACTAAATAACTAACAACAGAAATAGTGCGTTAGTAAGATGCCTCTTAGTCGTCTAGATAATTTTTTAAAGAATGCGCGTGGCAACATTCTCTACGTCAGTCCTAACGATTTAGACGCCACAGATTCTATTGAGAATCAAGGAAACTCATTAGCACGTCCTTTTAAAACAATTCAAAGGGCACTTATTGAAGCAGCTAGATTTTCTTATCAAAGTGGATTAGATAACGATAGATTTAGTAAAACTACTATCTTATTATATCCAGGAGAACATGTTGTCGATAATCGTCCAGGATGGATTCCTGATGGTTCTGGCAATTTCAAACAAAGAAATGGATTAGACTCTTCAGACTTCCCATCGTTCTCTCTTACAACTAATTTTGATCTCACAACAGAAGATAACGCTTTATATAAGCTTAACAGTGTTCATGGTGGAGTTATTCTACCTAGAGGAACATCTTTGGTAGGTTTAGATCTTCGTAAAACAAAGATTCGTCCTAAGTATGTTCCTGATCCAGAAAATTCAAATATTGAAAGATCTGCTATATTCAGAGTAACTGGCACTTGCTATGCTTGGCAGTTTTCCTTGTTCGATGGAGATCCAAACGGAACAGTTTATAAAGACTATTCATCAAACGTATTCGTACCAAACTTCTCACACCATAAACTAACTTGTTTTGAATACGCAGATGGTGTAAACAACGTTAAAATTAATGATGCTTTCATTGGTAACTTTGATGGTGCCAGAACTGATCTTGACATGTATTATGAGAAGATTGGTTTAGCGTATGGTGCTTCTTCTGGTAGAGAGATCACACCAAATTATCCTGATTCGGGACTTGATATTCAACCTAAAATTGATGAATTCCGTATTGTTGGCCCTAAAAGTGGTTCAATTGGAATTTCAAGTATTAGATCTGGTAATGGCGTAATTCCAACAACAGAAGTCACTGTCAATCTTAATAGTGGACTATTTGGATTGGATGTTGATACTGCATTTAAGATTTCAAATGTAGGAACTGATTCTTATAATGGACAGTTCGTTGTAAGTGATGTTTTGACATCTGATGCTGATGGAACAACCTCATTCAAGTATAATGTATCTAATGCTCCACAAGATGCATTACCTACAATAACTGGTTCTGAAGTTACATTACAGTCTGACTCGGTAACATCTGCCTCACCATACATCTTTAACATCTCTCTACGTTCTGTCTTTGGCATGTGTGGTATGCACGCCGATGGTAGTAAGGCAGCTGGATTTAAGTCAATGGTTGTGGCACAGTTCACAGGTATTGGACTTCAAAAAGATGCTAATGCGTTTGTAAAATATAATCCTACAAGTGGAGAATATAAAGATTCTACATTTGCTGGAAACTCAAATATTAATCAGGATAGTTCAGCTGTATTCAAACCTGATTATGAAAACTTCCATATTAAGGCATCGAACGATTCAGTTATTCAAATTGTATCTTGTTTCGCTATTGGATATGCTCAACACTTTGTAACCGAAAGTGGTGGTGACTTATCAGTTACAAACTCTAACTCTAACTTTGGTGCAAAAGCACTGGTTTCTAAGGGTTATAAGAACAATGCATTTGCCAGAGACGACGTTGGATATATTACTCACATTATTCCACCTAAACATCTTGAAACAACAGAAGGTGCGATTGAATTTAATGCAATAGATGTCCAGAAAACTGTTGTTGGTGTTGGATCTACCAGCAGACTTTATCTCTATAATCAAACAAACCAGGATGCTGCACCAGATAGTGTCCTTGAAGGTTACAGAGTTGGTGCTAAGAGAAATGATACTCTGAATGTTTTGATTCCAGATAGTTCTGGAACTCCTACAAATTATTCTGCTCGTATTGTGATGCCAGATACTGAGTTAGATACAACTCAGGACACTTTCCAAAAAACACAGTCAGTTGGAAGAACTTCTGGTATTAATAGTATTACTTCAAACACAATTACTTTCCAAAGTCCACACAATTTATTGTCTGGAGAGAGTATTCGTGTTGTTGCAGAAAATGGACATCTTCCTGACGGATTAGAATCAAATAATATTTACTTTGCAATTACTTCTGGCGTTGGAACAGATCAAATTAAGATTGCAAAAACTCTTAATGACTCTATCAATGGTGACGCACTTACAATTAACAATAAAGGTGGTTTCTTAGAGGTACAAAGTAGAGTATCTGATAAGTCAGCAGGTGATATTGGACACCCAATTCAATTTGACTCAACAGAATCTCAATGGTATGTTACCGTTGGAACTGCATCATCAGATAATAGCATTTATCCAACCCTTGTTTCTTTAGGAACAACTTCTCTTGGAGCTGCAACTCCTAGAACCTTTATCAAACGTAAACCTGACACAAGAAATGTTATTGACACGGTTTACAGAGCACGTTATGTAATTCCTTCAGGATCTGGTATTACCTCTGCTCGTCCACCAGTTGATGGATATGTTATTCAAGATTCTTCATTAACTATAGGAAAGAGTGATGCTGAAGTAGCGTCTTACTATAGTCCTACAACTGTAACTCTTGGTAACTCAAATGAGCAAAGAAACTTCAGATTTATTGCTCATGCTAGTTGGAACAACAATGTTGCCAATATCTTAACTGAACTTCCACACGATCTAAAGATTGGTTCTGAAGTTGAAATAAAAAATATTATTAGTGCAAATAATCCAGTTGGAACTGCTAATTCGGGATTTAATGGAAAATTCAACGTCACTGGAATTTCTAGTGCAAGAGAGTTTACTGTATCCCTTGTAAATTCAGTAGGGCCGGGTGCATTTACTAATGATACATCTGCCAGAACTACAAGTCTACCTACGTTCACTCAAACAAGAACAAAAGGAACATATCAAGTATATCGTTCACAACAGGTTCAAAGATATGTTGCTGGTGAGCAAGATGGTATCTATCATCTGCTGATTGTTAATAATTCAACCTCTCCAACAGTAGCTCCATTCTCCACTGAAAGATTCTCTCAGTCTATTCAACAACTTTATCCACAAACTAACAGAGATAACCCACAGAATGATCCGCAAGCAACTTCATCATTTGCTCTAGCAACCCCTGTTGGTGAAACAGTAACTGATGAACTACAGCACAGTATTACTAAAGAAACTATTGAATCTCAAGTATTTGATTATAATATTGGTTTCGGTGTCACTGCAATACAGTCAAATACTGCTGGCACAGCACATACATTCTTTACAACAATTGATCATGGACTGAATCAAGTTGTTAATATTGGTATTGCCAATAGTGGTGCTGGATATGGAAATGGAAGTGCTGGATTCCTCTATAATGCAAGGTTAGTTTCTTCTGGTTTAGCACACACTCAGGGACAGAATGCTACTGCAAGATTGCAAGTCAACTCTTCCGGTAACATTGTCGCTGCCAAAATTATGGACGGTGGTAGTGCATATACCGTTGGTGATTCTCTTCAGGTTGTTGGTGTTGGAACTACTTCTGGATTCTCAGTAGGTGTTGTTACAGTTACTTCAATTTATAGTAACGTGGGTGATACAGTTCAATTACACAATGCAAAACCCAAGTCTAATCATCCTTACAATACTCTTTACAGAATCACTGGAATAACTGCAGGTTCTGCTAAAGAAGTTCAAGTTGCATCCGCTTCTACAATCAATGGTGCTTCAGGTATTGGTATTACTAATCTAAGTTCTGCATCTGTTCAATTGAATGGTAGATCCTTAAGTGTGAGTTCCTTCAATTATAATATGGTATCTGGAGTTGGTGTTGTTACAACAACTGAAAATCATGGACTAAGAGTAGATAATAAAATTCAACTTGATGGTATTGAGCAAGCACTTTATAAAGGCGAATATATTATTAAGAAAACAGAAGCAAAAAATTCTTTTGAAATTAATGTAGGTGTAGGAACTACTGCTCCAGATCCTTCAGGAACTATAAGGGTATATCCTTACAGATATGCATCTGCAGGCGGTAATGTCGTCAATGATAACGAAAACTTAAGTGGTAGACAGCAAACAACATATGCTGGTATAACAACCACTATTTCGTCCTCTATTGTTACTGCATCAACAACTAGTATTGACATTTTAAATGTTACAGATACCGATATTGAAATTGGAGATTATCTCTTAATTGATGAGGAAATTTTAAGAGTCAAGAGCACTGTAACAGGTAACCCAGTTACTGTATTCAGAGGAGTTCTTGGAACAAGAGCAGTTACTCATGATAATAACTCAGTTATCAGAAAAATTAACTGTCGTCCAATTGAATTTAGAAGAAACTCTATCATTCGTGCATCTGGACACACGTTTGAATATGTTGGTTATGGCCCTGGTAACTATTCAACATCTCTTCCTGAAAGACAAGATAGATCTCTTACCACAAGAGAATCATTGATTGCTCAGTCACTGAAGTATGATGGTGGTGTTAATGTCTACACCGGTATGAACGATGCTGGTGACTTCTATGTTGGTAATAAAAAAGTAAGTTCTGCCACTGGACAAGAAGAAGTCTTTGATGCTCCTATCCCAACTGTAACTGGTGAAGATGTATCAAGTAGTGGTATTAGTGTTGGATTTGACGTTCTCACTCCACTAGAAGCATCGATTAGTCGTTCATTGAGAGTTGAAGGTGGCCCTGAAGGAAATATTGTTTCTGAGTTTGACGGCCCTGTAATTTTCAACGAAAAGATTACTTCTACTTCTGCTAAGGGTATTGAGTCTAACTCTCTGTTCTTGCAAGGTGATACCACTGTTTCTAGAAAGTATACAGTTGGAATTGCAACTCCTTCACTTTCGGGTAACCCCGGTGATGTAGTTTACAATGCCAATCCTACTAAGGGTGGATATGTTGGTTGGATTTACTCAACTGAGAATGACTGGTATCGTTTTGGTAGTGTAAGCATTGCTAAGAATCTCAATATTGCAATCTTTGATAAGGTTGGTATTGCGACAACTACACCAGGAAATAATGTTTTCAAGGTTGGAAATGGATCAACTGAATTTTCTGTTGATACAAGCGGAAGAGTTGGTGTTGGAACATCCGCAAATGGATTCCAGTTTAGAGTAGAGGGTGATTCTTACATAAAAGGTAATATTAATTCTGCTGGTGTTATCACCGCTACAAATTTTGTAGGAGATGGTGCAGGACTTGTTAATCTTCAGAACGACAGTCTCTTTAGTGGAGTTGCTGCTGGAGTTGGTACAGGTATTTTCCCCAATAACCTTGCTCGCGTAGGTGTTGGTACCTCTGTCCCACACTTTACACTTGATGTTGGTACAACTGGAACTGGATCTACCGATCTTAATGTTAGAAACGTTGCTAATATTGATGGTAGTTTACTTGCTAATAATGTAAGTGTTACCGGAATTATTACCACTGCCAATCATAAACTAGATAGTACATCTGGAGAGATTCGCACTGGTATTATTACAGCAACCAATATTGTTGTTGGCACTGCACTTTCTACTTCTAGTAATAAAACTGGATTTGGAACTGCATCACCTAGAGCAAAAGTTGACATTGAAGGATCTGCTAAATTTAAGACATACTCCGAATATGTTGAGACTCTTGACATCTCTGGAGGAAACGTAAATGTTGACTTGTCTGTGGCACAATCCTTTACCTTAACTGTTGATGAGGCAGTGACACAATTCACTCTTCTCAACCCTCCATCAGGTGCCACTGCATTCTCTATTCTTATTACTCAGGATAGCACTGGTTATTCTGTCGGTATCGCCACCTTTAAAGATAGTGGAGGATCATCTATTGATGTTAAGTTCCCTGCAGGTGGTGTCTTACCCATCGTTACCACCACCGCTAGCAAATCGGATATCTATTCATTCAAGACATTCGATGGTGGATCAACACTGTTTGGTGTAGTTGGAGGACAAAACTTCGCATGATAGGATTAGCATTCTATAACAGTCACAATACAACTCTGGACTTAAATGGGCCTTTCTTAAGGTTCACTGAGAGTCCAGAGTCTGTCACAGTTGATACTGGAGATAGTGTTACATTAACAGGACTTGCAGTAGAAGAATTTAAACATAATCCATCAACAATACCTGGTGAGAGAGTTACTAATACTGGTAGTATTGAATATCAGTGGTATATTGATGGTGCGATTGCTGAAGATATTTCTGGTAAAATAAGTGGATCTCAAACTAGAATACTGACAATTCAAGATCTTCAAAATCCATCAGAAACTGGTAAAACAGCATTTTTACGTGCAACTTATACTGAGTCTGCCTATCAATCTGAAGAAGGTGCAATCACTGCTGGTATTGCAAGATCAACTGGTAAAGCATCCAATCAACCCTTGGATACTAGCGAAATTACTATCACAGTAAATCCAACTATTTCTATAACTACTCAACCTGCGGATGCTACTGCTGGACAAGGAAAATCTGCAACATTTTCTGTAACTGCATCATCATCTGATAATAGTGATATTCTTTATAGATGGCATCAGGATGGAGTTGCTTTAGTTGATGGTGATAGAGTAAGTGGTGCTACAACACCAACACTTACATTTTCTTCTGCAACTATTGGAACCACTATTCTTACTTGTGTTATTTCTCATCCAACAGCAGGTAATTCACCTATA